CTTCAAGGTAGAGTTTGCAAAGTTTAAGACCGTATCCGTCTTCAAGGATTGTTTGTGAACATAACCCTCTGACCCTTTGTTTGTATATCCTATATCATCCATTCCACGAGCACCATAGTATTCTACATTGGTGGTATCACGCTGTTCGGTCGTAATCATTTGATTGGGTATGGTGCGTGCCTTGTCGTGTCCATGAGGATTTCCCATCATTTCCATGCAATTGTTCACATGATACGTATCTGGTCCTTTCTTGACTATCTTTCCAAGGATAGGTTGATTGGCTTTGGGGTCGTATGCGGGTGCTTGGTAATTCAACAGATAATTGGACTTGGGATTGTTTGCTACACGCAATTCGTCTACTGTTTTGGGCATGCTCTTGTCACGGTCAGCCATCGCCCAGTTCAGTCCCAATTCTCCTTTGTTGTCCCGAACTTGAGCCCAAGGAGTCGTGTTTGCATTTCGCATGGAATTATTGACACGACTTTGAAAAAAATCGCTCTGGTTTTGGCTTCCATACACGTTGTTGATGCTAGTTTCTGGCTTAAAAAAAGCGGCGACTTCTTTCTTTTCAATAGAGAGATGTCCTGAACCACTGTATTTATCCAGTTGCGAACTTTCGTAGGAAGAATCAGGTAAAGCTCCATAGCTCTTTGACCCGTAAAATACTTTCATGTTATTGTGAGCTATTTCCTTGTTCAACTTCTTGTCTCCAGTGAGGGAGGTAAAGACGGCATCTTGGCCATTGTTAAACGTGGAATCCTTTTGGGTAGAATCATGTAAGAAATACTTGTCTTGGTATTGGGAATAAGTGCCTTCGTTGTTGAGCGAAAATTTGGATTTGTCGTAATTGTTGCGAAAATCTTTTGTGTTATCTCGCAATAACTGCGAAGGATTTTTCACATTCATCACAGAATCAGATGTGTTCAATTCATTCATATCCATTTCTTTGAATCCTTCCTTATCCTTGCACTTATCATTGGACATCAAATAGAGTGCTCCCACAATTACTAAAGGTATTGCGATTTGTGCCATTAATAGTATACAATATTTTTTATAGAGGTTTTCTTAGATAAAGAAAATGTCTATGTGCGATTAGATATCAAGAGATTCTAATAATAAGCGGAATCATAATGGTCCTTTTCAAGCATACGGGTAGGACAATTGTTGTCAAAGGTAAACCATATATTTCTTTGAGGGTCTGTCAACAGAATGTCTTTTCGTGATTGAGGCTTTTCACGAAAAGTCCATGCAGGTAAAGTGGCTCTGGTTTCGTCTACGTTAAACCCAATATGGTTGTAATCTACTTGCTCTGTTTGAGGAACCGTAAACACTTGGTCGTAACGGGTTAGTTTTTTATTGCGTCTTAAAGCTTCGTTGATTTCAAAAGGTCGTGTCTGTAAGTTAGAACCTCCCCCTTTCTGAATGCGAATATGGGGGGTATCTACAAATACAGTCTTTCCATTTCCTGGGGCATTCAACTGATAAATGCCTGAATAGGTACTTTCAATGAGATATTTTTCTATTCGGGCGGGGTCGTCGTGAAATCGTGTAAACGCCATCTATAGTATACTATCCTAAATAATTCGGACGTTCTGTTTTAGAATGCTTAAAAGAGGGTGGTATAATGATAGGTGTTTTTGCGAAGTATTGGGTTTCAGGCAATACAATCTTCTCTGGAGAAGCAGTGAAAGAAGGACCTTCTAAATTCACAGATTGAATCCCCCTAAGCATAGATTCCACATCTACGGCATTCGCGGAGAGTTGTCCTCCATAGAGACCCGGATTTGGTCCATCTCTAAAGAGGGCGGTATTTTCATTCACCTTTGCTCCGGTATAAAGTGTATAATCCAGTGTTTGTCTATTCACGTTTTTTTCAAGTATATAGTCATTTGGGGTGTTGAGGTTTCGGGTACAAGCCATAATATAGTGTTCTTTTATTTTTTATTCTGGCAATTCGCCTTGTCCTTATAAAGGTCTCGGGTGTTCACACCTGAGTACCATGAAGATTCTACGGAACTCTTTTTGGCGACGACTTCCTTGTCATAAATCGGGAAATTTTCCAGGTTTAAAAACTGTGTCTCACCCATTTGAACCACACTCTTCTTTTCTTTAAAGGTATCCCCAAACTTCAGTTCGTTTTCTTTACCCACATCCACGTTACCTCGCCCTAAAAAGGGTACCGACAAATAGGACCTCTGATGTAGGGAAATTTTGATATTGTTTTGTGTATTTTTGCTATGTTGCAGGTCAGTGGACTCTTGGATATTACAGCCTAAAGGTCCTACCCCATAGGTACCTGTGACAAAGACATTGGGTTGTTTGGTGGAAGCTTCTAAAAAGGCTTGACCATCGTTGTTGTATGGATTAAACAAGCTATAATTGGCCTGATTCTGATTCATGATATTTTTCTGGGACAGGCTCAGTTCATCGCTTCCGATACGCTCGTTGTTATAATAATAACCGACGGTTTCCATTATACTTGTCTAAATATTTTTTTACAAGTATAATTCAACATTTACAATTCACCTTGTACAATTCACCTTGTATAATTCATGCTTAGTAAATTTTCAAAGGTTTATCACTAGGCAATTTACCAAAACAGTATTTCAAGAAATCTCCATATTCTACCTGGTCCACGCTATTGACTGGATTCGTAAAGAAAGGTCGCATGGATTGTTCAAACTCAAACTGGTCTCTTGAACTTTCAAATCCTTTCTGGATATCTTTGTTGTCTGTATTTTGTTTAAATATAGCAGACAAAGCAGATTTATTGATACTATCTTCTAATTTTTCTGTATAGTCTGGATGACTTGGTTCTAATGTTGGATTTTCCTTATAATCCGTCATTAAAACATTGTTTAAAGGATTGCTTGGTAAAATAAGTTGTTGTGGTTGGGAATTCATACCTTCAAATATGCCCTTTCGTTTATATATCAAAACAATGGCTCCCACAAGAATCATTCCCATCACAAGGAAGAGAGAACGATTGAAACAAATAAACCCTAAAAGAGACAAGACAATAATGAGTCGGGTCATTGCATTCAGTTTTTCATTCATATTCATTCGTTCATACATCCATATTTCATGAATATAATTAGAATGAAATAATAGTTTAGGTTGGTCAATCCAAAATTCCATATATATACTACTTTTATACTTTTACTTTTTACTTTTCTTTTTATCTTTCTTGCTTTTCTTGCTTTTTTCGGGTACCGAATCATCCACCTTCACGACAAAGGTGTCGGGTGCTTTTTGTACAATATTTACATTTTCAGGTTCTGGTTCCATTCCCTTTGCCTTTTCGGCCCTTTCTTCGGCACGTCCTTCTCGCTTTTTATTCAAGCGGTCCTTCATTTTACTCTTTTTCAGATTCTCCTGTATCTTGTTGGACATGGCCTTAAAGTCTATTTTCCCACCCATGCCCATTTTACTCATCATCTCCTTCATTCCTGGAATGTCCTTCATCTTGTCCATGATTTGAGTAGCCTCCTCCAAAAGCTCACTCTCTTTCAAATCACCTTTTTTGATTTTATCTTCTAGTTTGTTTCCAATGTTTTTGACCAGGTCCAAAATTTTTGCAGGATTTTTCATGAGCGTTTTCATGAATTCCTCCTTATCTTCCACACCCTCTAATTCCTTGGTAGCCTCTCCTGCAATTTCTTTGGCTAGATTGCCTATCTTTCCATCCATCAAGCCATCCAAATGGCTTTTCAAACTATCCGGGTCAAAAGGTGTTTCGCCGGAGACACCCACTCCTGAAAAATCAAAAAGCCCCTTCATCTCCTCCATGGTCTCGGAAATCTTCTTATGAAGGTCTTCCTGGTGAATCGCCTCAAACAGTTTGGACGTATCTCCTATGTTTTCCTTGGAATCAATGTTCTCCATGACAGAAAACAGAATGAGCTGTAAATACTTCCAAATGGTCTTTTGTGTCTTGACTGTAATGTCGTCATCCTTCATCAGGACCGAGAAGTCAATGTCCGGCAACAAACACTGAGGTTCGTCAAACAAGGTCATGTTTTCATACAACAGCTCAAAGAAGATTTTTGGATAGAGTTCTACACAATGTGTGTAAAGTGGCTCTTCCTCTACCTCTAGCTTCTCGGCCAATTCTGGAAACGTAAGCAACAAATCTGACTTGAAATCTTTCCAAACCTGACTAAACTTTTCGGGGACCATTGTATAGGAAATGCAAGTATTTTTTATATCTATATTTATACACAATTCAATAAATATAGATATAGATATAGATATATTTATATAGATATTTATCTTTTCTTTGAACGATGACCATGACCATGCTGTTTTCTCTTCCGTCGTGTGGATTTCATTTTTCGTGTCTTTTTAATCTTAAACTTATTCTTTTTACTTTTACCCCCTCGTAAACCTGAAAATATGCGTGTCGGTGGCTGAGTAGGTACTCTAACTTTGATAGGATTTTGCTTTCTAACAATAGGTTGCATCTGAACAGGTGCCTCCAGAGCCGGTTGCATCTGAACAGGTGCCTCCAGAGCCGGTTGCATCTGAACAGGTGCCTCTGCAGATTGTTCTAAGATATCATTTGAATCAATATCAATATTGTCTCGTTTATTATGAGTTAAAGCTAAGGATACATTGTCAAAATAACAACCCTTATCCGAATAGGGATTGAGTGTGGCTTCGTATTTGGATATCCATTTATTGTACTCATTTACCCATCGTATAGTATAAGGTATACTTACCCTATTTTTAAATGTAGCATGGTCTACATTCATCCATTCTTTTTTTCCAAAAAGTCCAATTTTTTCGTCATCCATATTCGTACCTGTAGCGACTAAAAGGGTTAAACCATTCATGTCCGTCTCAACTACAGAATGGTCTCCTAAAATAGGACTGTTAATTTTATCGTATTCGGTAACAAAAGATACCAATTTCTTCGTTTGAATCGGAACAGTAGTTCCTCCGGTAACAGTCTTTTTAGTACCTAATTTTAGTATAAACATACCATCTCGTTCATCTGATTTTACATCTGGCCTATCTTTGTCAATTTGATTATTATAGAATATATTCATAGGTATTCTTTTTTTAGAAATCTCATTCGTGCTACAGGATAATTTATAATCAATTTGGATTTCATTTATGCGTTTTTTTATATCTTCATCATCGATGGAGACCCCACCTTTTTTTAAAGTAATGTTTGAATCACCTGTAATGTAGTGTATACCCTTTTCATCTGCAAACCTAATAATATCAATTAAAGCGTCTATGTTTTTATCTCCATTACTATTTCCATGCCAATTTACAATCTTGATAGGGTCACTTCCAGCTTTATTTATTTGAAAAAAAACCAATTTTTGGCCTACTAAAGGGTGTTGTATATCTACAGGTGTTTCTACAACTTCATAATCAGATTCAAAGGGGGTGTTATAATAAACACCGCATGTATTACCATTCTGATTTAACAATTTATAATTAGTGTCATTTAAAAAAGTTGTAGTAACAAAAGGTTCTGTAATCACCATCAATAAAGGTTGTTGAATTGGTGCGTCTGGTGTTCCATATACAGCTTTCTTATATTGTGATATCATGGTATTTTTATCTACAGCTACATCAAACCCTCCGCTTGGTTGAGATATATCAAAATTACCTTGTTGTATTACTTTATTCCATCTTTCCTTCTTAGGCATAGGACTATTATTGGTAATATCGTTGTATAATTTATCATACCATTTATCAAATGAAGGGACATCTTTTTCCTGTATCGGAAAAGCAATATTCAATTCATCACATTTGACTATGTAAAGTTTCAATAATGCTACTCCTTTTTCGTATAAGTCTTCAAAAACAAGCTGAAGTGACTCTTTAGGTGTAGGTTCACTCATTATATATATCTCAATATTTTAACACGTCCTTAGACCCGTTTCTCTTCCGGGAATTCCTGGTTTCGCATCTTTTCTAAGTCTTCCATAGAGTAATTCATTTTGGACTTTTTGTCTCCTTCCAAAAGGGGTGTAGAAATAGAAGATTCGCAATCTATGCTTGCATACGAATACATTTGTCGCATGCCTCCGTTTCCTTCAGGAGACAATTCCTTGGGCCCCATGTCCAGAAAACTGAAATTGTCGCTGGCTACTCCGGAAGAACGAAGCGTATCGCGCGACAAATCAAACGGATTGGGTTCTTCGTACAACATGGTCTTTTCTTCATGGATGGTCTTCGCCTGAGGTTTAATAAAATCTAAAATCTGATTCCCAGAAAGGATTTCAAACTTGGGCTTCAATAAAAGTATCGGCACTCGGTTAATCATGGGAGGCAATGGAAAGTGTTGTCCATTTGGAAGCATGATATACGTAATGTTGTTCTTCACAAACCGTTTGTCTATACAAATGTAATTGAACGCCTGCTGTAATCCAGACTTGTTGAGTTCTTGTAAAATACTAGAAGAATATTTGCAGTATTGACTATAATACAGTTCGTGCTTTGGGGGGGTACTCATTAATGTGTGTTTATTTTATTTACATTAAAAATAAACACATAACCTTTGCATAAAATGAATAGATTGCATAAAATGAATAGATTGCATAAAATTGATAGAATTTAAATGTTCCCTATATATAGAAACATGGCTCCTGTGGTATCTAATCTTTCGGAAACAGAGGAATCTCTTCGGTTTGAAATCGCAAATGTAGATGTCAGTATCGTCAATTCCTTACGTCGGGTTATTTTGACAAACATAGACCAGCTCGTGTTTCGCGGCTTTCCTCATGCAGAAAATCAACTCGTGTTTGAAAAAAACAATACAAAATTTAACAATGAATTTCTAAAGCATCGGATTCAATGTGTCCCTATCTTTGAAAGCGATACCAGTAAATTTGAAAACTTTGTCAAGAACTACTGCATCAAGGTACAAGTATCTAACGAAACCAATACACGCAAAGATGTCACTACCAAAGATTTCAAAATTGTTCAGAAAGGAACCGAAAAAATGATTAGTGAAGTAGAAACACGAAAACTATTCCCACCCGATAAAATCACGGGTGAATACATTCTCCTCTCCGTCCTCATGCCGAAAGTATCCGAAACAGACGAAGCCGAAGAACTGTCGCTTACGCTGAACTTTTCCATCGGAAATGCAAAACAAGATTCCTGTTGGAATGTGGTGTCCAAGTGTGCTTATTTCAACAAACCTGACGACCCGAACATCAAAAAGGCCATGGCTGAAAAACCCAAGGAAGACCGTCGTGATTTTGAACTCTTGGATGCACAGCGAATTTACGTACCCAATCAATTTGTCTTTCATTTGACCAGTTTAGGGGTCTATGCAAATCATGAGATTCTTCGTAAAGCATGCACCTATCTAATAGAGCGAATGACCGACTTTTCGTTGTTTCTGGAAAATGCAAATTTTACAAAGAAGCAGTTTGGTACCCTAGACCCGTTTGGACTTTACCAGACAGAATCCGGGTTTTATTTGCGGATTGAAGAAGACGATTATACCATCGGAAAACTCATTGAGAATCATCTCAATCTGATGTTTGGAAAAGAGATATACTACATTTCTTTCAAAAAAGACCATCCTCACGATTCTCATTGTTATGTAAGTTTTGAATACCGAAATCCCGTAAAGATAGATACAATCACCAAACATCTTTCCATGGTGTCTACACAAATCATTGAACAATATAAAACGATTTCAGCTTATTTTGTCAATTAACATAGTACTATTTTGCGAATGAACATAGTACTATTTTGCGAATGAACATAGTACTATTTTGCGAATTAAAATAAAACTATTTTGCGAATTAAAATACTACTCCTATGTAAATGAGTATTGAATATGGGACGATTCTTCGGATACGGTTCAAGACCAAAGAAGAAGGACTTTTTTTTGTAGACCGTGTCACGGAAGATGGGTTTGAACTTCTTACAAGAGAGGGAGAAATGAAACAACTTTCCTTTGAGGATTCAGATATTTTAGAAGTTTCCGTCCGATACGTTCCTTCAAACCCCGATTATGCTTCTATTCGTAAACTTTCCGTAGGAAATTGGGTCAAAGTAGAATTTGCAGACGAACCTTTGTATGGTAAACTTGTCAAAACAGGGTATACTTTAGAAATAGAATCCAACGAAACCCTCTATTATATACCTGTGCGATATGGTCTACCCAAAGATATTCTGACGATAGAAATCTCTAGCGAACCTTATACAAAAGCAATAGAAGCCGAACCAGTACAGGTTTCCGGGACAGAGGCGGAAGTCCCGGAACAAGACACGGAAGACCCCGAGGACCTCTATGACGTGGAAGACGACTACGACCAGATGTATTACACCATGGAACAAAAGAAAAATGATTTAACCGAATCTTTGTTACAATCCTTGGATAAACAATCTCAAACGGCTTTGAAAAAAGTCTATCGTCAAGTACAACGATTTCAAGAACTCTTTGAGAAATACACCACCTTTGAGAAAAATATTTTATTGAAACGTCTTCCTGAGAAACTGTATCTGGATTCTTTTGCTAAAAATGAAAATACTTTCTTTACACCTGTCTCTTCTCATATCAAAGTCAAGCATAATTTTACCGAAAATGAAAAACGTATCATGGGGACTGTCCCTGATTATTATTTTAGGTATGACGAACCCGCTAGCACCTATGACATGTATGTACATGAAACCATCAAGCAAATGCCTTACGAAGAATTTATCACCAAAGAGGCAAAAGTGGTACAAAATTATGATATCAAAAAAAACCATACGGAACATGAGTTTTATCCTACACAGAACAGAGAAGTCTATTTACTGAAGGAGCTTGCAAAATACAAAATTCCGGAAGCCTTTGTCACGGATTCCTTTCTATTACAACCTTATTCTCTTTCACTCTATTGTCGTAAAGGTGGAACTCTTTTATCCAAAGTGCAACAATCTACGGTTCCTTATTTTGACATGTTTTTTCGCACCGGTGACACTGCTCAGGTAGTCTCTGTAAACGAGAATTACAGTGCAGAATGTATGCCTTCCGAAAAAATGTTCTGGTTCAGGAACGACTGTCCTACGTTTCAATCCTACGTGGAGACATTGGTTCCGTCGTTGCAATCCTTTATGAATTGTTATATTGAAAAGGATTTCTTGAACATGTATCAGGCGTTGTATGAATTGGAATTAATGCACATAGATGAATTCAATGCAGAAACCTATAAAGAAGTGCTTGAGCTTTTGAGAATCAACATAGCCAAGTATATAGAAGAGCGTGCAAAAGTGAAGAAACAAACTCTACGAAAGAAACCAGAATTGTTTAGACGAGAGAACCATGAGTTGTTTCGTATTTTACAGAAAGAGTATGGTCTAGGACCCCGTAACGAACAAGCTTATTATACCACGAGTGAATTATGGAAAGAAGGTATGTTTGATAGTTTTCATTTCTACATCGTCCAGTATTTGAGAAAACATGCTCTTTTACAACAAGTGGTATCGGACGAAGAAATGACACAATTGGTAGAGGAAATCAAAAATGCATTCGGCAAAGAGCCTGAAGAAAGAATACACAAGGTTTATGAAACAGAACAGCAACGAGAGAATGACCAATACAAGTTTGTGTTACAAGATATTCCGAGAGGTACAAAGTTTGTGAGTGCAGAAGAGGAATTGTATCGTATTCTCTTGGATGTGAAGAGTTCGGTCCTTACGATGGACGAGGTGAAGATAAAGGTGAACCAAATCCGAGATTTGGGAGAAAAAGAAATACCGAACCAATTTGAGAAAGAATTAGTACCCTTCATTCAAGAGTTTTTACTCAAGAATAGAATCATGAAAGGACAAGTGTGCTTTGTTAAAGAATCCGGTAGAAAATATAGATGGACCGGTGAAACCTGGACTGACTTAACCGAAGAAAAAGAGGCGAAAAAAATTTACAAAATTAAGGATTTTAAATACAACGAAGAGTCGTTCCAAAAAAAGATTCAAGAAATGATATATGCATTTGAATCTGAAAAGTTACGTGCTCAGGCCATTCAACAAATGAAATTGGAGGATGAATCTCACAAACTAGCTTTGGAAAAATCAAAAATCATGTGGTTGAAAGAAAAAATGAAATATCATACCGAAAAATATCATTATTACGAACTGGAACTTCAGAAAGAGAACATGGAAGTAAAACAATCCCCCTATCTTTCTTTACGCAACCGTATTTTACAGGAGATGATTCTGGAAAACAAATACAAGGCCATTCAGTTATTCGTCCAACAATATACCAAATCAGGTGAAGATGTACATTGGTTTTACTGTCTGGAGACAGGTACGAAGCTTTTGCCCATGTTTTTCATGGAACTTGCCGATGCCTTTTTGAAGACCAATACGTATCCACAGACACTTCAACTCATTTGCGACCGTCAAGGAGAATTGAGTGACAATCATGATTTTTATGTAGACAAATACAGTGGATTTCCAATCAAACAAATTCAATTTGATGAAGAGGAAGATTTTAATGACCAAGGCTTTCGTGATATTTTTCATTCGGCAGTTGAAAAGGAACAAGAGTTTACAGATGTAGACACTCAACATCCAGTACGCAATGCCCTGAAGACCTTTTTAAACCTCATGGGTCTTGTTCCAGAGGAAGATGTGTTAGAGGACGTCCTTTCCAATGTGGAAAAGTCCTTCTTGTTAGCCTCGGGGGATAAAAAGAAACCCCGTGAACAAAATCAAATCTACATCTATTCCATTCTCTCCCACAGTTTAATCTACGGACAGACCTTGGAAGGGAATGTACGATTGTCCAAACCTTTTCCGGATTGTCCAAAATCACTCAAAGGCTTCCCCTTGAATACATCCAGTAAAAAAGGTCTTGAATTTGTGTGTTGTATTGTTGCAAAAATGCCTAAAGTGAACGAACCCTGGAACAGCATGTCTCAAGTGAAAGTAGAAAAACTATTAGAAATGTCCGAGCTATTCATAGAAAAATACGTATTGACCATTCAGGATATACGTGAACGTCTCTCCAAAAAGGTAGAAGTTCAAGAAAAACGTGAAGAATTTCCAGTATGGACACTCTTTTATCCGCGGCTCAAACCGATTCAAGTCGTACCAGAGTTATCGCCTTATCCAAAGGACAAGATTATCGGGTTGTCTCTTTTGTTGCAACAACGTATTCATGGATTTATTTCTACACAAACGGGTATCTTGACGAATCAAGCTCAAGAGCCTTATCTTATCAATACCTGTTGTCAGACGAACAATGATGTGTATGAATATTTAGTGGGAAATGCAAAATTGACTCCTGTATTGAAAGAGTTGTACGAAGCTCTCAAAAAAGAGAAGAAGATAAACCAAGTCGCGATGACTCATCATATGTACTGTCCGGTCAATACGAAAATGCCTCCTTCCAAGATAGCCTTGACCTTTGACGAAAAAACGATTTATCGTGCGGTTATCAAGATATTCCTTCTAGATACAGATAGCGAAGTCCCTAATAAATTGAAAAAATACAAGGAAGTAATAAAACCTGCAGAATACAAGAAGAACGACCCTTTTGAAAAGAAGTTTGAACTTTTGAAACATATTCCGATTAGTGAAGAAAAATTTGTCTCTATGCTACGAGACAATGCATCCATCTTTGAACGAAGAAAAGGTCGTGTGTTGGTAGAGGAAAACGTAGGAACCCATAAGGTGGACATCATGCTTCAAGAGAAGAAAGAGAAGGATTTATATGATTTTTGTATAATCAGTATTGAGGAAAGCATGAAAATGCTCTTGTCCAAAGCACGAGACCGTACCGAAAGGAAACGATTCCAACAATGTTTTCAATTTTACACACTGTTTCGTGACGAAAAACACAATGATTTTTTACCGAAAGGTATAGAACACAAAGAAACCATGAATCGTATCTTGTACAATAAAATACAAAATTTATTACACGTGTTCCCTGAAAAGATTTACAACAATGCAAATCCGCCTAGAAAGTTACCCCGACACTGGAAACTTGATGAAAAGCACATGGATAACATTATGGAATTTACGAGACAATACGATGAAAATCTTTCCAATTTTTACGAAAATGAAACCTGGAAAATCAAACACCAAGAAGAAGACTTACGACAAAAGATGCAAGACTATGAAAGATGGTTACAGATACCTTGCAACATACCGATGAAATACACACTCTACTGTTATATTTATGTCTCTATCTTTCAAGACTTGGTAGAGAAAGGGCTTCTAGAGTATGTAAAAACAGTCGTAGGTATCTTCTTAGACGAAGACAAACTGGCCCTTAATTTTGACAAAAAACAGATTGACTTTCTCTCCGACATGGCGAAGAAGTCAGAAACCGAACTCAAGACGGATAGACTTAAAAAACTCACCAAAGATGCTAGAAAGGCCCAAAACGCCATGAAAGATTTAAAACTGGGAGAGTGGGGGGTTGGATTAGATAAAAGTCTGTTCAAATACGACAAAACAAAGTATGGTGACGTATTGGACGAAGCTGCTAAAATTACAGAAGGTATGGATGTTCCGGATGAAATTTATGGAACGTATGGTGTAGATGACGGAGATAATCTAGAAGGATTTGACGGAGATGAATATTATTCATGATTCATGAAAAAAATGTATTGTTCTATATTAAAATGTTTGATGGGAACCGTTTGTTTATGATACTCATGGTTTATTTTTTATGCTACGCTATACTGATTTGGTTAAAACCAGGAATCATTTACGATGAATCCAAAAAAGGGCTACGTTCCTTTGGAGTAGGATATAAACATTCTACGATTTTACCGTTATGGTTAGTGAGTATTTTACTAGCCATATTTTCTTATTTTGTTGTCTTGTATTTTGTCCATATGCGATACAGTACTTTGTTTATGATTTGAAAATCTCTTCATAATTTTTTCCAACGACAGGAGTACAATTAGACGCCAATAAAGTATTGGTACTTACCAAAATACAAAAAATACCCATAAGCAAACACCAAAAGAAATAGCCCACATTATCTTTTAACAAAAGAGCTTGATATAAATCCTTCACATATTTTTTCTTATCTTCTTCAGGGGGTTGTACAATTTTCAATTCAATCAACTTGTCAAAGGAAGGAAATTTAAATTCAGGACCCTCTACGACGTCATCTGTATTCAGTTCTAGAACCAGGGCCATACGGTCGTTGTAAATATTGTCTAACATTTGCAAGTAGGAATGGTCCGAACCTGGATTGACAGGTTTTTGAAAGATGAGGTTGAGACTTTCTTTTAGACCATACGCTTCCGCTGCAAACAATCCAAATGTGTTTGAAAAAACCCTTACCCAACCAGGTAGAGATACCAGAAATATCACAAAAATACCAAACACGAGAATCCATGGAACCAAGGTAGATTTAATCGCCATTTTGATATCTGTTTTTCCACAAACACTGGGTAAAGATGTAAGATTCATGTTTTGTATGATTTGGAAGATACAGCTGAAGGTAAGAAAGATAAGAAGCCAGGCATATCCATGTTGTGGGAAAAATCGGAATTTCAGAACAAAGAAAATAAAGGTAAAGGAAATATACATAATAATGCTTGCATTGACTAGATTAGAACTATTCATTTTATTATACAATTATATTTTTTAGAATATTACCCCTTATATTATATGTATCCATCTTTAGTGGAACCCACGGTTCATTCCATCTTACAGTACGAATTAAAGAATAGTCGCCAGAATAAATTCCAACGAAACAGCTTTTACGTCAATGCCGTAGGGTTTGTTTTCCTTTTTTCCTTTATAGGTCTATTTTTATGGATTCACTACAAAGGTAAACAGGATGTATCGGCTCAAATCCGTAGAGAACGTAAAAAGAAAGAATACATCCTATCTAAATTAAATTATTATCAACGAATCAAAGATCAAGAGTATACTGGGATTCCTTTTTTATCCAAATAAGCTATATGGACGATTATTATAGAGATAGAAAAGAACAACAAACCCGGTATTCTAAAAAACTGAAAAAAATGGCGGAGACAGGGGACATTGAATTGCCCCGTCTTAAGAAAGAATTTATCAAATGGAGTATACAGCCTCCAAACTTTGAACGTGGGGAATACTGGACGGAACAAGAGGTTATTCGTGAACTGACCCAAAAAATACAAGAGGCGGAAGAGGAATTTATTACACTCAAACTAGACTTTTGTTATGATTTGTCTAGTGATTTAGATACATTTGATGTATTAGAAAAGACCATTCTTAAATTGAAAAAAACACGTGATAAACTATTGCTCCAAAGACAACGACGAGAACTTGCTCTAGAAGAGAGTAAAAAAGAGATGAAAGAACAACTCAAACGTTTATCGGATGAATATATGTATTTAGACATGGAAGATAAAAAGACGAGTTACCAAAAAATGAAGGAACTTTCTTCTCAATTGGTGAACCCAACCAGTAAAGTGGTTGCTTATGAAATAGAACACAAAGAGTTAGAGTTTCGTCTTATGCAGCTCTACGAACCCTTGACACTAATAAAAATATCCTGAGAGTATATGGGAAT